AGAGGTTTAAGAATCGCTGCTCAAGGTAGAAAAATGATAATTCCAAAAGAATTACAATTTACTGCTGAGAGAATCTTAAAATCTCCTTTGAGAGTCGGCACAGCTGATAACGATATCAACGCTATGGCTAACATGGGTATGGTTCCAGAAGGTTATAGAGTAAATCACTTCTTAACAGATACTGATTCATTCTTCTTACTAACTGACGTGCCTAACGGCTTCAAACACTTTGAAAGATCGCCAATTAGAACTGCGATCGAAGGTGACTTTGATACTGGTAATGTTAGATTTAAAGCTAGAGAAAGATACTCTTTTGGATTCTCTGATCCAAGATGTGTATTCGGTAACGGAAACTTACCAACTAGCTAATAGCTAATATTAGTTAATAATTGGGGCGGTGTATTTTACATCGCCCCTTTTTTTATGTATAATACCATTCTGAACATAATTTATATTTGACACAGACTGAGTTCAGCAGACGGCCTAGAGACTGTGTTGAATCAACTAGGAGAAAATACTATGGCTTCAACAACTTTTTCAGGTCCAATTAAGGCTGGAAATATTTTAAACACTACAGGGACTACACTTGGAACTAACGTTAAAAACGTTGGTCAAGTTGTAATGTCTCAATCAGCAGCAATTACACAATCTACAACTGCAGCTGCTACAGGAATTGTAATTCCTGCTAACAGTCAGATTTTAGAGGCAACTGTTTTTGTTACTACTGCATTTGACAATTCTGCAACTTTAAACATTGGTACTTCAGCTACATCAACTGAATTAGCAACTGCTGTTGCAGTGTCTACTATCAACACAATTAAATTAGCATCTCAAGCAACTATCACTGATGCTGATGCTTGGGTTGATGTAGGAGCTACAGATGTTGAAATTTATGTTGATTCAAGTGCGACTACTGCTGATGTAGGTAGAGGTATCTTGACTGTAACATACGTTCAAAATAACAACTTAGCTTAATTAAAAATTAGTGGCTCCTTCGGGAGCCACAAACTTAGGAGATTAAAATGGGAATGAAAAGCGACATACAGGCTACAAGAACTAACGCAGCTCCAGGAGCAACTGCTGTTATTTCTGGTCCTATTAGAGTTCGTGCAATTTCTGTTGCTTCAAGTGGTGGAGGAGATGGTTTTTTAGAATTAACTACAACTTCAAACGCTGGAACAACTTTATTAGCAGTGGACGTTCCTTCTGGAGATGTTATTAATTTAAATTTACCTGAAGATGGAATTTTATTTCCAGCAGGGGTTTATATTAAGACAAAACAAAATCTAACTGCGTTTACATTATTTACTGATGTATACAACGCACCAGGTTTAACTGGCCAGAATGGATAATTATACTGCTCAGCTTTTGGGATTTAAAGACGGTGGTATGCCACCAAGAAATAAAAAAAACTTTAGATCTACAAAAGCTGGCGCAGGTATGACACAAGCAGGTGTCATGGCTTACAGAAGAAAAAATCCTGGAAGTAAATTAAAGACAGCAGTTACAGAAAGTAACCCAGGTCCAAAACGTGCTGCAAGAAGAAAATCTTTTTGTGCTAGGTCTGCTGGACAAATGAAAATGTTTCCAAAAGCTGCGAAGGATCCTAATTCAAGATTAAGGCAAGCTCGTAGAAGATGGAAATGCTAAATTGATTTATGTTGAATGGCAACCTACTTAAACGCAAATACACCAACTATTTATTGTCAAATAAGAAAGGAATATCTATATGACCTTAAACAACATCATGGAGAAAGCGAAGATGCTGTTATCTTTGGTATGTCAAGTATACCAGGACGTGCGGTTTTATTTCATGCAATGTTACCGAATGGTGCCGTTTTTTATCGATTGCCTATCAGCGCGTTTTTCCAAAAATCGTATGACAGAGCCGAAGTGCCCGATATGTCGCTTGACGAGTTGGAATTGTGGGATTGCTTTAGTTATTATCCTAGTGTTCATCAGTTTGATTTTTTAAACGGAATTAAAGGTAAGTATTTTGGAAAAGATAAAAAATTTTATCACGGATCGTATTTATTCACCATTGATTGGGCTCATCCAGATAATAATATTCTCAATACAGAACACAGTGAAATACCTCAAGAACATAAGTGTGGACATGTTTTGGAACTTGACAACGGTAATTATGCTATTCAGCCTAATAACCGCATTCTTTGGCATGCTTCTAATTATACTGTTAAAAACAATTGGCCAGACTATTCTGTCCAAACTACCGAATGGTCAGTAGAAGATTCAGATTTTACAACAGAAGATTCAGATAGTTATTTCTACGAAGTAGAAAACAAAAATCAAAAGGAATATAATAACTGCACCATAAATGATGATGATCATGACTGGGGAGGAAAATAATTATGAAAATAAACGACAAGACAAACATAGCTTTACCGATTAGAAACTTACTAGCTATTGTAGGCACTGTGGCGTTAGGAGTATATGGTTATTTTGGGGTGATTGAACGAATTAATAACCTTGAAACCAAAAATAAATTATTTGAACAAGATTTGTTAGAAGCATCTAAACAAAAACCCATAGATCAAGAACAATTTATGTTGATTGAATACTTAACGAAACAAGTAGAAAAACACGGTAAATTGTTAGAAGAAAATATTCACACAGGTGTAATGTTAAAGCAATTTGATAAAGAAATTGAAAAATTAAAAAAAGATGTAGAGCGATTAAAAGATGCTACGCGAGATATTAAGTTTAGTAATGGCAATGGTAAGCACTAATGATCGAAATGGTTGTAGCTCTTTGTTTATTTTTAAACGATACAATGATAGAACATTCGCACAAAGAATCATTGTCTGAATGTTTAGAAACGAAAAGAAAAATAGAACGAAACAACGATAGTGGTAATTCACATGTCCAATGTGCTGTAGTCAAAGCAAAAGTATATGTGGATCAACATGGAATTAAACGAATAGAAGAGATTAAAGAACATTAATGAAATTAAAACCAAAATATACCATCCCAGTTTTGTGGGTCATTGTTATTTTTTGTTTTTTAATGGCAGCTGGTTGCACAAACAAAGAAAAATACCCTAATAAATTAGACACAATAGCAGAAGCAATATCTAAGCTAAAGAAATGAAGTATTGTATTTACTGGGTTTATAAGGGTTTCTGTCTCTTGTTAAAAGATTGTAAATGTAATAAAGTTGATAAAAATTTAAATGAGACGATAGATAATTGTAATCCTTTTAAATATATATCATGAAACTTTCTGCAAATTTTAATTTATCAGAATTAACAAAATCACAAACAGCTGAACGGAGGGGAATTCCTAATAATCCATCTCCTGGTCAAATAGATAACTTAAAAGAACTTTGCATGAATGTATTACAACCAATTCGTTCTAATTTTGATAAACCAGTTATTGTGTCTTCTGGATATAGATCTGCGGAAGTATGTGTTGCAATAGGTAGTTCTATCACTTCACAGCATACCGAGGGTAAGGCAGCAGATATAGAAGTCCCAGGCATTGATAATAAAGAGCTTGCGGAATGGATTAGACACAACCTAGAGTATGATCAATTAATATTAGAGTTTTACAAAGATGGTGAACCAGACTCAGGTTGGGTTCATGTATCTTATAATGGTGATAATAATAGAAAACAAAATTTAAGAGCTTATAAAGATGATAACAACAAAACGAGGTATAAACCATGGTAATAGGTAGATCACAAATGCGTAAACAAGTTGAAGGACAACTACGTGGCGCGAGAAAAAACACCAAAAAGAAACCACTTCGCAAAAAGCCTAAGTCATAGACTATTTGCTCCAAAAGTGGTAAATTCAAAGAAGTTGTACAACCGCAAAAAGGAGAGAATTGTCACTCTCAAAGCGGCCGCTACAAAGCAGGAGGATTAAATGACGAAATTGTGTGCTCGTGGTAAAGCTGCGGCTAAAAGTAAATTTAAGGTATACCCAAGTGCGTATGCTAATGCATATGCTTCAAAGATTTGTGCTGGAAAAGCTAAAGATCCTTCTGGTGTCAAACGTAAAGATTGGGGTCCTAAAAAAATGTCTAAAGGAGGAAAAATGGCATTATCACCAAAACAAAAAAAGATTGCTGCTATGGCAGGTGACCCAAATAAAATAGAGGGTAAAGATTTTGCTGCAATGAAAAAACAAAAACCAGTGAAAGCAGTGAATGGTGGAATGATGAGAGGGTCTGGTGCAGCTATTAGAGGAACTAACTTTAAAGGAGTATTTTAATGTTAAGTGCTTTAGGTAGATTATTATTATCTCAATACGGAAGAAAAGGTGTTCGCATGTTAGGTAAACAACCGTCCATGGTTAAAGTGGATATGAAAGCTTCTCAAGTTGCAAAAGAAAAAGTAAGAGAGAAATTTAAAAAAACTGGAGGAAAGGGTATGAAGCTCAAAGAAGCGGATACCACTAAATTTAAGGTAGATGAGTAAAGGATTAAAAAAATGGTTCAACGAAAAATGGGTAGATATTGGAGCGAAGAAGAAAAATGGTTCTTACCAAGAGTGTGGAAGAAAATCCGCCAGCTCTTCGGAAAGAAAGTACCCAAAATGTGTCCCACTTGCAAAGGCCACACAGATGACAAAGTCAGAAAAGGCCTCTGCTGTCAAACGCAAACGATCAGTCCCAAATACTGGCCCTAAACCTATGAATGTAAAAACTAAAATAAAAAAAATGCAATCTGGTGCGATGAGTGTGGTAAGTCCAACACAAGATGAAAACGTTATAAAAGAATCTGTATCAGACATGGATTTGTTAGGTATGGATACGATTCCTAAGGGTATAACACCTTACATACAGGGTAGTATGGAAAAAGATTCTTTTGGAGAAAGAACACAAATTACTCCAGGTATTCAAATTGGTACAAATAAATTAGGAGATTTAGGAGTTGATCTTTATGCTGATTTAGAAAAAAGAACTTCATCTGAGCTTTATGGACCATCAGAAAAAACCGAAGTAAAAAGTTTTGGGATAGGAGTTCAAAACAAGTTTGGTAGGATTGATTATAGACAAAATCAAATGGGAGGTAAATCAGGTAATTTTAAATTTTCAAAAACATTTAAATATAACAAAGGCGGAATGAATAAATACTCAACCATTAACCAAGAAGACACTTATGTAGGAACAGGTGGTTTTGCTGATAGCAACTACCAACAACAAGTAAAAAAATTATTAGAGGAATAATATGGCAACTTCAGGAACTACGTCTTTTAATTTAAGTATTGATGAGGTTATCGAAGAAGCTTATGAAAGATGTGGTGTTCAAACAAATTCTGGATACGATCTTAGATCTGCAAGAAGAAAATTAAATATATTATTTTCTGAATGGGGAAACAGAGGTTTGAATCTTTGGAAGGTTGAATTGAATCAAGTAGCATTAGTTACAGGTCAAGCAAATTATTCCGTGGATGCTGCAGCAAGTGATGTTTTAGAAGCCTATATCTCAAGTTCATCAGGAACTCCGACAACATCTACCAATGATATTGCTTTATCTAAAATTGATAGATCTGCATATGCTGCATTACCGAATAAAGGTTCTCAAGGTCAGCCATCACAGTATTACGTGGATAGACAACGAACTCCTGTAATATATTTATATCAAACACCTGATTTAAATACGTATACTCATCTTAAATATTATACCATTAACAGAATTGAAGATGCTGGATCTTACACTAATGATCCAGATGTAGTTTATAGATTTTTACCTTGTATGTGTTCTGGATTAGCTTTTTATTTAGCACATGTAAAAGCTCCAGATCGTGTACCTATTTTAAAACAATTATATGAGGATGAACTAATGCGGGCTCTAGATGAAGATGGTGCTAGATCATCTGTGTATATTTCTCCTCAAGCTTATTTTGGGGATGGTGTATAATGGCTTTCGCAAGAGGATCTAGATCTAAGGCAATATCAGATCGTTCAGGACAAGCATTTCCCTACACAGAAATGGTAAAGGAATGGAATGGTTCGTTAGTACATATTTCTGAATATGAACCTAAACATCCACAAATTAGAAGAAAACACCATAAAGCAGATCCACAAGGATTACAAAACGCAAGACCACAAACCTTCACAGAAAATTCTGGAGGCGGTGGTGCAGCTTATGTTAGTTTATCTTTACCTGGTGATTTTACTTTTGAGTCTAATGGTATGATACCTACGGATCCAGAAACACAAGCAAGAGCTAGACAAGTCTTCGCTTACTCAGGACAAGTAACAATAGGAATATCATAATGGCAATAAGTTACACTAATTTTTTAACGCAGGTTCGAAGTTATACAGAAGTTGATTCAAATGTTTTATCGGACACTTTACTAGATCAGTTTATTAGACAAACTGAATTAGAAGTTGCTGGCCAGGTTGATTATGATGATTTACGAAAATACGCTACAGCTAACTTTGTAACAGGACAAAGATATTTAAATAGACCAGGCGATGAATTAATTATCAGATCATTACAAGTTTTTAATTCAACGGACGCTTCGGGAACAAGAACTTTTTTAGAAAAAAAAGATACAAGTTTTATTACTGAATACAATGGATCTGGAGCTACTGGTTTACCAAAATTTTATGCTAATTGGAGCGAAAATACATTTTTAGTTGCACCTACTCCAGATAATACCTATCTTTGTCAACTTAATTACATAATTGATCCACCTCATTTTACTTCGACAAATAATACTTTTTTAGCTCAATACCAAGATGGTTTATTGCTGTATGGTGTACTTACTCAATGTTTTTCTTATTTAAAGGGACCTATGGATATGTACAATCTGTACAAAAGCAAGTATGATGTAAGTATGCAAGCTTTTGCAGTCCAACAAATGGGAAGAAGACGTAGAAGTGAGTATGACCAAGGGGTTCCTAGAATTAAAGTGGAATCTCCGTCACCATAAAAATTAATTAAGGAGAATATAAAATGGCAATTACAACAAACGCAATATGCAATAGCTTTAAGGAAGATATTCTATTAGGGCAAAATAATTTTAGTACATCAGCAGGAAATGTTTTTAAACTAGCGTTATATGATTCATCTGCAACTATTGGTGCAGATACAACTTCATATACTGGAGACAGTACAGCAGGACAAGTTGCTGATACAGGTCAGTACGCTCAAGGTGGTGGAACTTTAGTGAACGCATTAGTATCGGTAAACGGAACAACAGCTTTTGTTGATTTCGATGACTTATCCTTTACTGGAGTTACTTTAACTGCAAAAGGAGCTTTGATTTACAACACATCAAACTCAGACTCTTCAGTTGCAGTTTTAGACTTCGGTGGAGATAAAACAGCAACAGCAGGAACTTTTACAATTCAGTTCCCTGATGCTAACGATACACAAGCGATTATTAGAATATCGTAAGGAGGATTAAACAATGGCTTTGGTAATAAATGATAGAGTAAAAGAAACTTCAACTACAACAGGCACGGGTACATTTACCCTTGATGGTGCAGTATCTGGTTTTGAAACTTTTTCATCTGCGATTGGAAATACAAATACAACTTATTATGCAATCATTAATAGTAATGGTGAATTTGAAGTTGGTTTAGGAACTGTTGGTGCAGGTACTTTATCGAGAGATACAATTATTTCTTCATCTAACAGTGATGCTGCAGAAAACTTTACCGCAGGAACTAAAAACGTATTTGTTACACTTCCAGCATCCAAAGCCGTTATCCTTGATTCAAGTGGAAACATTATTGCAAACAATGGATCTAATTTAACAAATTTAAATGCAAGTAACCTTGCAAGTGGAACTGTAGATAATGCAAGACTAGACGCAGATCTTGCTGCAATTGGAGGATTAACTTCAGCAGCAGATAAAGGAATTCAATTTACAGGTTCAGGAACTGCAGGAACTTTTGATTTAACAACTGCAGGTAAAGCTTTATTAGATGATGCAGACGCTGCAGCACAAAGAACGACTTTAGGTTTAGGGTCTATTGCAACTTTAAATACAGTTACTTTAACAACAGATACCACTGGAGATTATGTTGCAAGTATTACTGCAGGAGAAGGTATCACAGGAGCAGCTTCTGGTGAAGGATCTACTCCAACATTAGCAATAGATTTAAATGAACTTACAACTTCAACAGCGGATGCTGATGGTGATTTTTTTGCAGTTGTAGATTCAGTAGGTGCACAGAAAAAACTTACAAAAGGCAATATAGCTATTTCAGGATTTAATAATGACAGTGGATTCATTGATGGATCTTCTTTAAATGCAGATAATTTATCTTCAGGAACAGTTCCCGATGCAAGATTTCCTGCAACACTTCCAGCGATTAGTGGTGCTAATTTAACAAACTTAGACGCTTCAGATTTGGCTTCTGGTACAGTCCCTGATGCAAGATTTCCAGCAACATTACCAGCAATCAGTGGTGCAAACTTAACAAATTTAGACGCATCCGATTTAGCAAGTGGAACGGTTCCTATTGCTAGAATAGATTTAAACTTACTAACCACTTCTACAGCAGATGGTGACGGAGACTTTTTTGTTGTTGTAGATTCTGTTGGTGCTGAGAAAAAATTAACAAAAGCAAATATTGCTATCTCAGGATTTAATAATGATAGTGGATTTACTACTAACACTGGAACGGTAACTTCAGTTACTGGAGGAAATGGTTTAACTGGATCAGTTACAACATCAGGTTCTTTAGCCGTTGGTGCTGGAACTGGTATTGATGTAGCTGCAGAT